GAACAGTGATCATATTGCGCTTAGACTTGCCAGTGTCATTTCTTAATATTTCTGAATTGGGATTGGCAGGGGTGTCTTCAAGTAATGTAGACATCATTTTCCATGCATTCTCTGCAACACTGCGACTTACCTTGCCATTTGCAGAAACCGAAATACCCATACGCCTAGCTTCTTCTGTGTCCATATTAATACATGGCTCAGACATTCTAAATGCTTCGTCATGAGGATCAGCCAGTCCCTTTTCCATTTCCAACTTTGTAAACTTACTTCTTGTTATTTCATCAGCAAGCTTGTCTCTCTTCTTTTTTAATTCATCTCTTTGTAAACCGGTTAGTTTCGGCTTAGAATTCTTAATCTGTTCTAACCGTTCCGATCTTCGTTTATGATCAGCTTCAGCATAAGGAATCTCTTCTATCGGAACCTCTTTCTTTTTTAACATACTACTAATTCTATTTACTTCGCTCTCTAATGTTTCGGTTTGCCTTGGTAATGCCCATGCAGGTACAGAACTTCCCTTATCAAAGTCAGCAAAATATTTATAGCCATCATCTACGACTTTACCGGCCGGTGCTACCCTTGCATTGGCTTCTTCTACAATAGCCTTATACTTCTTAAGCTCTGCCAGTTCAGACTCGTCCACCAATATACCCGGTTTCTCTGTACTGTCCTTAACTATCTTTTCCTCAACTTCTTTCTTTACTGCCTGTTTCTTCTTTGTTTTCTTTATAACCATCCAGCTTCTCCTCTAAATAGTAATGAATGATGGTGGGACAAGGTTACCCCTGCCCCAGCCCAATCATTAGAATTAAAAACTTCTTACTTATTAATCATCAGCAGATGCAGCACCTATAATACCACCAGTAGCAGCTCCACTAATATCCTCATTGTAATAATTCTCAAATAACAAACATGTATCAGCAACTACAGATGCAGCCTTAGTAGAAAGGTCACATACAATATAATTATTAGCTATAGTCCCAGTAGTTGCTGTAAGCAACTCTATTCCAGGTTGTGCATTCAAATTACCACCAATGCCATTCTCGAGAATATTCCCTTGAATCAATACATTTGTTGATAATGTCGTATCACCTACAATATTAGCAGTAGAATAATCTCCGCGTATAATATTGCCCCTAATAGTTGTCATTGCCGTATCAGCATCCATATGAATACCTGCAACAGCTGCGCCTATTCCATTGTCAATTATACAGTTCTCAATAACAGTACCTGTGTTGTTATTGGCAATATGTATTGTTGCATTAAACTCGTCAGTACCTGTAGCATCAACACCAAATTGACAATTACGGATTGTAGCATAATCAACACCATCTTCAATAGAAATACCAATTAGTACAGTAGTAACACTAGCATTACATACGATGTTTTCAACCAGTACATTATCTGCACCGATTACTATTTCACCGGCTGCATTATCATAAGTAAAAGTCGGTCTATCTGTTCCGTTACCAATACCTATAACACTAACACTAGCCACGTCTATATCAATAGCATCAGCCGCCGATAAAGTTTCTGCATGTCCCGGTAGTACATATATCACATCACCGTTATTTGCAGTACACTGCCCAACTGCGAAATCTACAGTGGCAAATGGCTGGTTTCTCTGGCCGGCATTTCCTGCGTCTGCAGCCAGATCATGGCCACTATCAACAAAAAATACATTACCAGTAACTATACCACTGCCCGAACTGCCAAACAGAGGAACTCCAAAACTTGTAACTCCGTTTGGGAAATTAGTAAAACCCATATTACTCTCCTTAAGAATCAGGAACATCGCTGCCCCGTGGAATCAAACCACGGCTTACCCGTTAACGCAAAGAGACACATGCTCCCCAAAAGGGGAGCATATATCCATTAATATGCTTATGTAACGTTATTGTGGAAATAACTTCTCCAGTCAATAAAGCCACCAGCATGTCTTTCATATACAGAATTTTGAAGCGAAAACGTGTCGAAATCAATTGTGTTATTTGTTTCCGCATCGGCACGCTGTATCCACTTGAAGTTTTTCTTCATAGTAGTTGTATCCAGCATACCCCAACTAGTAGTACTTGTGTCGCTAAGACGCAACCAGTTTATAATACCATATAAACCTTTTTGCATATTCACGTTGTTATTCGCACTATCAACTTCGAGAACCGTCTTATTGATTTCTGATGCCTTAAAGAACAGGTCATCAGGAACTAACAGGCAATAACTATCGCCCATGTCAATTCTTTCACCATTAGCCGCTCTAAACTTCCTCATCAAAATTCTTGTAGCTGCAACAGAAACAGCATTCAACGCAGATGTTCCAAGATTATCAAATCCACTAGAAGTGGAAACTCCGGGAACCTTAGTTGTATGGCTGTTACTAGCAAGAGCCAAACCCTCTTCCTGACTAGGCATAAAATCAAATGCTGCAGATGTTGCGTTAGCAAAAATCTTAACAGCATTTTTATCCCTAACCCTGTAAGCGGAGTTTTTCAATTGCGCAGCTAAATCCATCAAGATGTCGTACTGTAAATCATCAAACAATTTTCTGCTCGCCATTGTTTTACCAGCGTACTCAGCAGGTTCAATTTTAGTTGAATATCCCGGTGTAATACCAAGGGTTGTCAACCTACCGTTGAACTGCGGTATGTCAGTAAGAGCTGATACAGATGTCCACTCTTCCCATGCTCTGGTAGAGTCGGTAATAATATCAAATATCTGCTCCTTTTTACTATGAAGATCATTATACTTCTTTGAATCCTCATCAACCTGACGTAAGTCCTCTTGTAACATTTTTACAAATGCTGGCGAGGTCAAAGGATTAGCCATTGTTAATCTCTCCTTCTAATCTAAACTATTAATTCAATACTAAAATACTATACTATTACGCTGCTATCGGTGTTCCGAAATGCTTTGGTATAAATCTGAAAACTGCGAACTCTTTACTAGCTTCTCTAGCATCGAGATGTTCGCATATAACGCCCCAACCATTAGTAGCGGACGCATCATCGTTTTCAATATAAATACTTTCACTGCCGGTCTGCATAGTACAATATCCAGTAGCGAGACCAATTCTAGCAAATGTATCGCCAATAGCAATATCTTCAGGCCATGAATGATCAAAGGTTAATGTAGTAGTACTTGTATCATCAGATACTCTGTACAATCCCGCATTAGCACCGGTACGACAATAAGACGTACAGTTATTAGCTATACCTGTCATATCACCTGCATTTGCAGTAAACCCTAATCCAGTAGTTGATCCAGTTGTAACTGTCTGCACAGTAAGTGCTGCCCCAAATGAACCACTATATATAGGTGCTTTAATTCTAGTACCGGAATCAATCATAGCAACCTCAACCATAGGTTGGGGATCGCCCTTACTCCACATACCTCCTGCACCAAAATAAGATCTGGCTTTTTGTGTTGCCTGTGTATCAGAATTATCTGTAAGACCAGAAATTGATACTGTACTATAAGTAGTATCATTAGTCTGCGTAATATCATTCACACCAACTATAATACCAGCCAATACAGCTTCACCAGTAGTATCAAGAGCACCACTAGCCTGACCAGCAGGGGCAACACCGCCATCATGTCCCCATTTAACTAATTGACCAACATAAACCGTATCTGCACTTCCGGAAACCGGAAACCATGAACACTGTTCGTCTTTTAAATCTACAACTTCCATAGTTCTTCCTCCAAAAATCCCTTGTTGCTGGTATTCTTCGTTCTAATCAGGGAGTAAAAAAAATTAAAAATCTCCACGCCAGTTCATACTGCCGCAGAATGAGCACCCGCTATCAGCAGATGCTGTGTAATAATGAAGAACAGTAATTGGATTTCCGTCAGAATCAGACCTTATTACTGGAGTTTTTTGCTTGATAGTTATACCGCCCAGCATTAAATTCGCGGATGGTGAACCCCCTTCACGATATTCACTACCACTACTACTTGTTGACTTGGTAGCTCCTCGTATTCCGGGTTCAGCTCCGAGTGCTGATGCGGCATATTTAGCATGCGTAACTCCATTAGGAGTGGATTCATCGCCCAATGCACTTCGTTGATCACTATTCGGGAAGCCGCACCACCAGCAGTTATACCAAGTACCATTACCCTGATCAGTCTCATCGCATACAGGAATCGTACGACTGTCATGTGGTATTCTTGGTTTCCGTGCGTTTGGTTGTCGCCTTCTTAATCTACCCATTATAATTTCGCTGTTCCAGACATTGGCGATTTATTAGCCATTGCCTTCTTTACAAATTCTAAATCTTTTCCTCTGCGCTTCATATATGTCTGCACGTGCTCATCTTGCAGTGCAGCACTTATCTCGGCATCAGAACCCTCTTTGTATTCTATCGTACTAGAACCACCTACTTTACCAGAGGGTGAAGTTCCCTTGAATGCCGTTGTGGCTCTAGGCGATTTATACATATTTCTATAATAATTCCTTTCAGCCTTTTCATAGTTTCTTTCAGCATCCGATGTCCCATTAGTTGAATATCCGGGAAGACCTTCTAGTTCATTTAAAATGGCTTCATAAATAGCAGCATCTTCGTTTACTCCAAGTCTTTGAATTGTTCTAGCATAATCATCTACGTATTTATTTTTTGCCCTATTATCAGCAATAGATGTTTCTTCCCTGTCCTTTTTAGCCTCTTCTCTTGCAATCTTTCTAAGCCGCTTTACATCATCGTCTTCATAAGTAGGATCATCAAGATCATTATAATAATTATCAGATTCTCCTGTAGTTGCAGGAGAACTGGAAAGTTCAGAAATCTTATCAAGTAACTCATTATATCTATCATCTTGCTCTCCCCTATAAGACTTAAACTCTCTACCTAATTTGCTATTACCATCTCTAAGACTTTTATTCTCCGCTTCCAGTCTAGCCAGCATATCTTCACCAGACTCCGTTGCTGGTTCGTCAACGACACCATCACTATCGTTAAGTCCATCAAGTTCATCAACCATCTTTTTCTCCTTTAAAAATTATTATCCCAACTTCTTTTTATTCTTTGCATCACGTACTTTCTCTAGCGTGCTTACATTTTTACTATGCTTCCCTATTAAACCATTCCACCTTTTAGCTATATGTTTGCATGCCGAGAATATTGCCCTGTCCTGTTCATTGGATTTTTCCTCGTATATTAATTTAAACTTTTCATCCAATAATAACATAAGATCTTTAAATAATACCTGTCCTGTCTTGGTATTGAGTGCTTCCATAAATTCAGCAGTTTCACTAAGATTTCTAATAGTAGTTTCTTCAACTACATCTATTATTGGCTTTTTGCCATAAACACCTGAGTTATATTGCATTAGCCGCCTCTCTCACTTGTACCTCTTCTGGTGATTGCTCCATTCCAGATTGATTACTTGGGACTGCTCCTGCAGCTCCCTGTGGTTGCATATTACCACCCCCACCAGCCATAGGAGGAGCCTTTGTATTTGCAAAGAACTTATTGCCAAAAGCCTCAAACTCTTTGCCCATTAGTGATGCTAACTCTCCTAATATATAATCAATGGCATCACGTCTTTCCGGATCACTAGCTATAAAACTTAATACTTGTATCCAATTCTGTATTTTGGTTTGTTTAGAAGAATCATCATCTATTGAAGCGGATACCGGTTTATATGTAAAGTCGAGCGTAGGATCAAAACTTATCATCCCTTCCTCTCCCAACATTTTTTCTGCTGTCTCATCTCTCATATGCCTTGCCGACATTTGTGTTATAAACCAGAAAATATCTGTAAGACCCGTATTCTCCATAGTAAGCGTTCTGTATGCAGATCGCGTATCACTACGCCTTACTTGGTTAACAGTAGCTGTAGCCGTTGTTGTTGGAGCCGCTAATTTACTCTGTGTTTCAGCTGACACACCAGATGCCTGTTGCATCATATTCTGATATAAATTAACCTGATTTAAGGCCCCCACTACGTTACTGTCTATCTGCACCTCGTCAAGCTTATCCCCGGTTTCAGTTTGCCAAAATGCTCCGGGTTGCCATACCAGTGTTTCATTATCACTGATATCATGTTGATTACCTTGCATAATTGGTATTGTAGCCAACTTAGTTCTGTCATTCTCCATATTAATAGTATCGTTAATACCAATCTGAAGTTCCCTTAAACACTTGCCATCGCCCATACCATCGTCTTTGGCTGGATGCATATAACACAATCCCCTTGTTACAGGCCTATACGGATTACCCATGGAATCAATGTCACGCGCAGGATGATAACCGATCAATGTTCTAGTGCTACTATTGAACCCATCCATTGCGAATGTAATAACCATCTCATGTAATTCTGCACCTTCCTTTTTCTGTCCGTCATTACCTATACCACTTGTAACATTAACAGGATTACCATTGGGATCCCTATCTCCTTCTTCATTACCAACCATAACCCAATGCTTACCAAGTCTTTGTAATACCATTAACGATTTTAGTGGTGTTTTGATAGCATTACTTTTATTATCAAGACCATGATGAGTTGTTTTATCTCCTTTTGTATCTGTCTCTCGAGGTGTATTACCACTATCTGTACGAAGTTTGTCAAGATTAAAATATTCCATAGTATCGGCATTGGCTTCCAATTCATCAACGGTAGTATCAAATCTTAGTATTATCCATTGTTTATCCTGTAAACTATACACATACGATGGATCGGTAAATACATCCCTTGGATCAATAACATCAAAGTTAAAATGATCCTTAAGAACAACATCCACTTCAACATCCTGATCTGTAAATTGTTCTATCGGGCCACCATTAATATCAGTGCCTATTTGCTCACGAACCCTTCGTGTTCCTATCTTTTCCATACGCGTATCCTGTTCCCACCAACACCTAAAATAAGCAACACCACTAATATTTTTCATATTAATAGCACGCATATACTTTTGATAAAACCACAATTGCCTTCTGTTTAATGTCTTGTTTATTAAATCTTTATTTACTTTAGCCGCGTTCTTATGGACTTCCTGTTCACTGCCAATATATACTTCTACAAAATCATGTGTCCTAAAATATAAACCTGCTTCTATAGCTGATTGCGTAAGCATCTGTGATGTGAACTCCGGAAAGTATATATCCGACATCCAATCGTAATTCTTTTCAGTGCGCTCACAATCAAACATATCCAAATAATCTAAATAATCATTATCCGGAATATTGTTATTTGCCCGACCAACCCGATATTCATCATCTATTATTGTATTGGCTAGCTGATTAGCTTGCTCATCGTTTACTGGTTTTGCCATATGTCATTCCTTATCTACTTGTTTGATAGTACTTTTTATGTATATATTTTCTTGGTTTACGTGCCACCTGACTTCTTGGAGCGAATCTAATATCTTTCATTAAAAACTCTAAGGCCGTGCAAAAATGACTCCACCTAACAGTTGGCTTACTCTTTTCTATTCTCCAGCCTTTAAGAGAATCAACCACAAGAGGACAATCATTTAATACCCATAATGTCGGCAATCTCTTAAACAATCCACTTTCTGTTATTTGGTTATTAAACGGTTCCCTGCATAACAAGGCATTGCCTAATCTTCGTCTTACTTCATCCCTTCCCCTTAGGTTATGGTCAGTCTTAGATGCTGTAGACTTAGTATTCGCACTTTCCCACCAACCACCGGTACACTCTTCATTCTTGGCCATCTGCTTAAAATAATAATTCATATCATCTATTACACTTTTAGTAGTATTAGACTGCTTAATACTGGCAAGTGGGTCAATAAGATTCATACCAAACTTACGTGTTTCACCACTTACATCAACAATCATCTTGCACACAGACAATGTATTATACCTTTCTGGATCAGGGTTTAATTCTGCATACACAAAAGCCTCATTGTATGGCGATAATGCCACAAATATAATAGCCAATTTAGTTGTAGGATGCCAATCTACAGACCTGAAAAATACCCAATCATTTGGTATGCCGTCAGGAAATACTTTGGAACCCCTTACTACATGTATCTTTGGTGTAAACTGTTTATATATTTTACCGGTAACAGCAGCAAAGATGCCATACCTACGCATGTCAATTAACTGTTCATCATCAAGTCCTGCATATTTTTTTGTAATAACATCCGTAATTAACGTAGGATTATCATCTGTTGCCATCTGAACAACGGCTATTGATTCTTTGCTATCAGTAAATTCTACTTCTGGATAATTAATATTATGCTTGCGCTTATAATAATCACGCATAGCCTTGCTTCTATAATATACTTTAGCACGTTCAAACACCCTGTCATAGTAATAACTAATGGCATTATCTACTGTTGGTGTATACGAAATACAAGTATCACCATCTTCCACCATAAGACGGGCTGGTTGTTCGTCATAGAATGGTTCTGGTGCTAACTCATCCAGCCACGTAGCTGTACGCTTGAAACCAGCAACTCTCTGTGGTGGTTGTGCATAACTAACATACTCTATTATAATATCATTACCACCATATGGATCTCTTATTACCTGTACCTGTCTTCGCGCAGTAATATCCTTTCTAAGTAAAAATGGTGGCAGCCATCGCGTAAATTCAGGATATTGCGTATTCTTTACCTCGCCAGATCTATCACTCTCGTCACCAGTAGAAGTACTTTTTTCCATAGGCAAACTCTGCGAAGCAAATCTATATATCTTGTTTACCCTTTCGTGCCTAAGTATCTCTGTACCACAATAAGGACATGGCTTGTCTTTATGATTCTCAAAATACACTTTAGGCGAAAAGTAGTGGCCGTCTTCATATCCCTCCATATCTTCTTTGGCTCTTAACCTGTCATTGTAATCTCTGGCTTTCTGACATTCAAAGTATACCATATTCTTCTTTGGTACAGGATGCCAACCAAGAATGCGCAAAACATAACCATAAGCAATAACAGCCGTTCCACCAGCTTGGTTACCTTTACACACAAAGATTATATCATAATCCGCATTAAAGAAAGCTGCTGAATGAGGCGTATGTTTGTAGGCATATAAATTCGCAAAATCATTAGCTTCTTTTTTTTGTTTGTTCGTTAATTCTAATTGCATAGTTTTGGCTTACAGTATAGGTTCTACAAAGAAAGTAATCCTAACCTCGTCATTAGCATGCCAAGCAGTTGACCCGTCTGTATTCTGGAGACTAACATGCAACTCACTGGAATTATCTTCATCTATGTAATACATCGGACTATCACCCAAATCCCTGATACCTCTATATAAACCGCCACCACCTATCTGCTCAAGATCCCCTTCGGCAAACTCCATCCTACCCTGAAACAAATCTAAATCAGGATCGGTTGCAAGCGAAGCAGCATCACTACCCCAGAAATTAATATAGAACGGAACCAATGTAGTTGTATTTGTGTTGTCTGCAACTATTACGGCCCTATGTATTCTCAGTTTCTGTATTTGTGCTTCACTGTATCCATCAGGAAAACTTAAATCTTCATACTCTTGCGCGCCAGTGGCCAATGCGCCACTAAAATGTGAATCCTTATCACTCTTTATTTGATCTATTGTATAAGGCATTTCTTGTTTAACCCCCACTAATTTTCTCACTAAAAATATAAAACTATTTATTTACTCCTGCCAATCCTGCTGCTATCCACGTCTTATAACCTTTCATCATTTCCTGCCTCCTATTAAAATTTATATAAATTACCTGTTGATTCTATTGCATTACCAACTTCTGTTACTGTATGCCCTGTGTTTCCTGAATCAGTAAAAGTTGCTCCACTACCTGTTGTTCCTGACTTTGCCTCTCCACCATGTATGAGAAGGAGGGTGTTAGCATCGCTTGTGAATTGAGTAGACGATGGGGTAAATGGAGTACCAGAGGGATATCTAGCTACATCAGAAATTCTAATCTCGTCTATATACCCTTCCATGTCAGCTGATCCTCTTGTACGACCTATCGCAAAAACTCCTCCAAGATTAGGCATAGTAAGGGAAGTGGTAGAATTTCCTATTGATGTTCCATCAACGAATATATGCCATAGATTACTAGTATCTCTTACTATTGCGATATGATGCCATGTATGGCTTTTTAAATTAGAATCAGGACTAAGTGATAAAAGAGTCGATGCTCCAGAACGGACAGAAAAATTTATTTTCCAGTTAGGGTCTGATAAATGGAGTCTTACATAATTATCATTATCATCATACTGACCTATAATGCCATTATGTGATGATGGATTAACATTTGGGAATCTTACCCATGCTTCCCAAGTAAAGTTGCCAGTACTAAAATTCCAGTCAGCATGGTCAGGAACAGAAAGATAATCTCCTGAACCATCAAAATAATACCCTACTCCATCAGTAGAAAACTTATACTCCGCTCCTGTAGACCTTTGGGCAAGCCCGTTTTCAGTTACTGCATGAGTTGTATTTCCTGAGTCATTGAAAGTACCACCTCTTGCTGATATAGCATTACCAACTTCCGTAACTGTGTGTCCTGTGTTGCCTGAGTCAGTAAATGTAGCTCCACTTCCTGTAGTACCTGATGCCCGATTCCCTGTAAAGTATTCATCTCCATGTATAAGAAGGAGAGTGTTGGCATCAGAAGTATAACGTTCTGTTGGTGGAGAAAAATTAGCTGCCCATCTTGCTGTGTCTGATAGTCTGAACTCGCTTATTTGCCCATCCAAATATGAAGCTGAATTTCGCTGACCTATGGTAAGGGTATCAGCTACATCACTAATAGTGTTAGTTGATATTGCTGTGTTCTCCGTAGGAGTTATACCAGTACCGTTAATATACATCTCAAGGTCTGCTCCATTTCGCACAATAGCAAAATGATACCATGTATTTATAGATGGAGTCCATGCCCCTCCATAGTCGGCTTTCACATCTCCTGCATTTCTAGCATAGAACTCTATATAACCACCACCACCACCCATAAACTGTACATTTACTTGATTACTACTGTCAGCCCTCTGGTCATAAAATGATTGAGTTGTTGCTGTCGAGTTAAACTTAACAAAGGCTTCTATGGTGAAATTACCAGCACCTAGAGTCCAGTCTGCATGGTCTGCTACAGAGAGATAATCACCTGAACCATCAAAAGTAACACACGATTGTGTTGTCTCCCCTGTCAATGCTCCTGTGTAAGCCTCTCCACCATGTATGAGAAGTTTCGTGTTGGCATCGGAAGTGAATTGTGATGTTGGAACTGAAGTGCCTCTTGCCGTATCTGATATTCTAATCTCGTCAACGTTACCTTGAAGTAAATCATCTGAGCCTTGTAATGTTCCTATGTATAAAGTTGCAGTTAGAGTTAAATCTGTATCTGTAGTGTCTCCGTCTGCGCCCTGTACACCATCTAAATAAATTTCTGTATTTGCACCGTCTTTTACTACTTGTGCAAAATGCCAGTCGGTATCTGTGATTTCAAGTGCGCTTATTATACTAAAAGCAGTGCCACCGTCATTACGCCAGTAATACTCTAAGCCACTACCATGTTGATGGCAAAACGTAAAATAATTATCACCATCTTCATAAACTGATATATATCTTTCACTTCCTACATGATCAACGTGCTTAACCCATAATTCAAGAGTAAAGTCACCTGTTAAATCCCAATCCGCATGGTCAGGGATGGAGAGATTATCTCCTCCTGTTCCATCAAACACATAACTCGTAACATCACCTGCTGCTGCTGCTGCACCACTACCAAAACCTGTAAGATGATTAAGTTTCAACATTAGATTTCATCCTCCCCCCTATAACCCCTTCTCGTATTGATATAATCCCATGTCTCCTGAGAGAAATCATCTTTTGTCAGTCTTGAACTTTTAGTCGCAATCTTAACCAGTATCTGCTCCACCAACCTTGTCAGTTCCTTATCGTCATTGTCCAGATGACCCCTGATAAACGAATCTTTCATTATCTGGATTTCTTCCGCAGTCATATCAACAACCTTGAAACCGTAAGTTACTTTTGTATCAGGAGGAACTGGTATCTGTAAATCAGAAATATCAGGAATGGTAGTTGTCTTAACCGCCTTCTGAATTGTTATCTCTGAT